CAAACCCTAAATTTAAATCTACATGGGATTATTATGATACTTGGGAATCTTTAGTAGATGAGATGGATAAGATTATGCCTAAATATTCTAAACATAATCATTTAAAACCAGATATAGTTATAACAGGTGGCGAACCTTTGCTTTACTGGAAAGATGATGTTTTACAAGGTGTAATACAATATTACCTCTCAAGAGGCCATCATGTAACAATAGAGACTAATGCAAGTCTTAATATTGAATTTACAAGAAAATATCAAGAACAAATAATGTTTAGTATGTCTGTGAAATTAGCAGGTTCTGGAGAACCTGAGCACAAGAGATTTAATCCAGAAACTGTTACTAAAATAGTAGAACATTGTCCAAAAAGTTACTTAAAATTTGTTATTAATCCAGAGACTTGGGATAAAGATTATGAAGAGATTAAAAATTTCTTAAAATCAATACCTGTATTTGTAGAAGTTTTCTTAATGCCTTTAGGCGGTAATAGAACAGAATTAGAAAAGAATTGTAAGTTTGTTATGGAAAAAGCAATAGAATTGGGATTTGGTTATTCAGATAGGTTGCATATTAGATGCTGGGATACTAAAGAAGGAGTTTAAAGATGGGAGTAGATATACCTAAAATAGATAAAAATTATGAACAAAACAATCAAAAAGATTCTAGTATTAATAATGGTGGCAATACAAGTTATTATGATATACCAGAGCATGCTAAAAATGTACAAGATTTAATAGAACATTTTGGTATGAATTTTGCCCAGGGTAATATTCTTAAAGCAGCGTATTGCTTAACTTCTAATAGGCATGACGGTACTAATTATGAACGTGAACTAAACAAAATAATATGGTTCTGTAAACGCGAACTAAATAGAATCAAACAAAATTAATCTACACAAATAACACCTTATATTTTTATATTTGGTGTTATTTTTATCTTAATTTAAGCTAATTTATACTAAAATAAAAACAAAAAGGAGATTAAATGATAATTGCAATAGATGTAGATGAAACAGTAGTAGATTCCAGAATACCTATACATACTGAAGAAGAAGCTATAGCTTATTTTAACCAGACTGATTTATATGATAATTTTGAACCTATAAAAGATGCAGTAGAATCAGTTAAAAAAATTAAAGAATCTGGTAATGTTGTAGTTTTTATATCAAGATGTTTTGAAAACCATAAGAAATCAAAACTTAATTTTTTATTAAGGTATTTTGAGTTTGATGGTTTTTTAGATGCTAGTAAATTTACACATAAGTATATATTTGGTTATGATTTTCTTATAGATGATAACCAAAAAGAATTAAATCATGTACCACCAGAAAAACGAATACTATTTAAAAACTGGGATGATACTTTAAAAATATTAAAAGAGAAAGGAGTAAATTGTTAGATGTCAAAAATATTAAAAACAATTAAATTTCCAAAAACTAATAAAAATGTATGTCTAGCATTATCGGGTGGCTTAGACTCAGTTGTATTATTATATGCTTTAGTGCAAAATTATGGTGCAGATAGGGTTAAATGCTTAAGTTTTGATTACAACCAAAGACACTCTGTAGAACTAGAATATGCTAAAAAGCACGCAGAATCTCTTGGTGTATATCACAAATTAGTAGATATATCTTACTTATCAAGTATTGTACCAGAAGTTTCTTCATTAGTAAAAGGTTCAGGTTTAAAAGTATTATCAAGTGATGAATCTTTTGCAACTGAGAAAAATGATGTTAATACTTATGTACCTTGGAGAAATGGTCAGTTTGCAATGATAGAAGCATCTTTTGCAGAAGCAAATGATTGCAATTACATATTTCAGGCTACAAATGCTGCAGACGTTTATGGCTATTTTGATTGTACACTTAAATTTAGAAACGCAATGAATAAAGTATTTGATTTAAATCCTAGACATAAAATTAAATTAGTAACACCGTTTTCTAAATTTAAAAAGGAACAAATAGTTAAGCTTGGTTTAGAACTTGAATCAATCATGAATAAGGATATTATAGATAAGACCTGGAGCTGTTATGCAGCTAATAATAATAAAGAATGTGGTGTATGCAATTCTTGTACTGAAAAATTAAAAGGCTTAATAAAAGCTAAAGTTGATATGACTAGAATTTTAAAAATGTTTAACATAACAAGAGAACAATTTGAAGAAATAAGAAAGGAATTAAAAAATGCTCGTGAGTCATGAAGTACCATTAAAATCATTAGAGAAATCGTTAGAATTTAATGATTATGATTATGCTTTAGTTCATTTATTTAAAGCACATGAAGAATATTATGATTTTTATAAGAAATCTCTTTCTAATAATAGAACAGTATATTTAGACAACTCTGCATACGAATTAAAAGAACTTTATAATCATCAGGAATTTGCAATGTATTGTGATTCTTTATATAATATTAATAAAGATAATTTTTATTATGTTGTGCCAGATGTTATAGGTAATAAAAAAGAAACTATTGATTCTTTTAATAAATTTAAAACTATTTTTAATAAAGGTAAAAAGATAGGTGTTTGCCAAGGTTCTACTTTTATTGAATTATTAGAATGTTTTAAGTTTATGAAAGATAATGTAGATATAATTGCAATTACACACGAATGTAAATTATTTAAACAAAACGATATGTCTTATTCTAGTGGTTTAAATACAATGCAAAATATGTCTAAAAATCGTATATATTTTATAAATTTATTAAGAGAGTTAGACTTATTAAAAAATACTAAAGTGCATCTTTTAGGTGTCGCATTGCCTTACGAAGTATTATCATACCGTGATATTCCAGAAATAGTATCTATTGATACATCTAGCCCTATTGTAAATGGTATTTTAGGCATATCATATAATTCAATGATACTAGAAAAACCAGCTACTAAATTAGTAGATTTGTTTGATAAAGATTTGAATGATTTGTGCTATGATAATATAAAACAATTTAGGGCTTTAACGAAAATTTAAGTACTAATATGTTATAATCTAATAAAATTAACAGAAAGGAACAAGATGAAAATACAACTTTCAGGTGCACAAGGTGTAGGAAAAACAACACTTATTAACCTTATGCGAGAAGATCCTTATTTTAAGAATTTTAGTTTTAATGTAGAGTTGGCTAGGACTTTGTCTAAAGAAGGTTACAAAGTAGACAGAGAAATAGACGATGAAGCACAAAATAAAATCTTAGATAAGACTTTAGAATTACTTAAAAAAGAAGGTGATAATGTATATGATAGATCTATTTTAGATGCATTTGTTTATACTGCATATTACTTCGAAAAACAACAATTAAGTTATTATACTTATACAAGATGTAAAGATGCTTTTGAAAGTTTTATAAGTTATTTAGATTTCTTATTTATTATAAAACCAGAGTTTGAATTAAAAGCAGATGGTTTTAGATCGACCGATACAAAATATCAAAAAGAAATAAACAATCTATTTGAACTTATTATAAAAACTTACAAAATACCAGTTACATATTTAACAGGTACACCAGAACAAAGAATAAATCAAATTAAGGAGGTTTTAGATGGAGTTAGTAACTAATTTTTTTATATTAGTTTTTTTAATGGCTTTAACGGCGTATATTATAAATGATACAATTTATAAAGTTAAGATATATGTACATAAAGAATCAAACAAGGCAGTAGTGCCAGAGACAGCTTATAGAGGTACTTCTGCTGCATTTGATATAACAGCAACAGAGACAATTACAATACCTGCTAAGAAATCTGCAGTAGTACCTAATGATTTAAGACTTACAATAAATCAAACAGACCCTTATTATATGTTTGTACAATTAAGAAGTTCTATGGGTTTTAAACGCGATTTAGTACCACATGCAGGTGTAATTGATGCTGGTTATACTGGATCTTTAGGTATTAAAATCTACAACTTAGGTGATGAAGATGTTGTTATAGAATCTGGTACTAAATTTGCTCAAATATTAGTATTACCTAAAGTTCCTTTTAAATTTAAAGAAATTAACAGACAAGAATTTATTGCATTAGAAAGGGCTCAAGAAAGAGGTTCAAAAGGATTCGGTTCATCTGGCAAATAATTTTTAATTAAGCTTTAATATATTATAATAGAGAATCAAAAAAAGATTCTCTATTTTAAAGAATAAGAAGGATAAGAAGTATGGATTTTTCAGATTATTTAACAACAGTTACAACTATTAATGAAATGGCTTATAATAGAAAAGCTGCAATTAGCAAGATAGACGATATCAGCAATCCTATTATAAAACATTTGGTTAAGATTTTAAAATATAAAGATCCTATAAATTTTAATAAGCACTGTAATGATATTAATGAATGGATTGAGACTATACAGCGTATAAAAATTAAATCAGGTAAACTATCACAAAAAGATTATTATAACGCAATGTGGGATTTAGGTATGGAGCCTAATAATTATGATGTTATTAAAAGAACACTTATTAAACAGCAAGCAAATTATGGTAATTTAGAACAAACCGATTTAGATTATAAAGAATTATTTGAAAAAATAAAAGATATCGTTATTAAATTATCTAAAGATATAGGTTCTAAGCTAACAATAGATATAAGAGATTATTTGTAAGGAGAATTAATGGATTTATTTGAGGGGTATTTTCAAGACTTAGAAAAGCCTTGGGAGTTCTGCGAGCGAATTAATAAAAACGGTAAATCAGTCTATAATAAAATAAATGTTAAACCAGAAACTTATATAGAAGATCCAAATGGTAATTATACTTATTTTTTAGATAATTCAATTAAATTAAAAAAAATAAACAAGAAAACAGATCAAAAAACATATGGTTCTACAAACCCAGGGCAAATAACAGTAAGAGATAAGTATTGGAGACCAGATAATTCTTTGTATAACTACGACGCTAATTACTGGTTTCTTGATATAGAAACTACTGCTTATAAAAAAATTGATATAGAAAATTGTCCTGAAACAATAGTAACAATACAAATATTTGATGTTTCTAAAAAAGAAGTTTTCTTAATATATACTAAAGATTCTAAACTAAAACAATACAAATACAAAGTAAATAAAATACTTGTAGATTCCGAGCAGGAAATACTAAGTACTTATTTTAAATTAGTATCTATTCTTAAGCCTTTAGTTGTTTATGCTTGGAACGGCGATGGTTTTGACTTTCAGTATATGTTTAAACGAACATTAACTAACGGTTTAGAACCTAAATTTAGCCCGTTTAGTAAAGGTAAAATCAACACAAGACGATTAGAAAACGGTGCAGTATTTAATCAGTTAAAAGCACCTGGTATATTTTATATGGATTATATGGATGTTTATAAGAAGTTTACATATGAACCAAGAGCTTCTTATGCATTAGATTTCATACTTAAAGCTGAGATAGGTAAAGGAAAAGTAGAGCATTCTTGCTTTAGAACTTTTGATGGTTTTAGGACTGGTAAAGACTATATTATACCAGATCAGAGACCAGAAGATGAATTTGAAGCTGAACTTTATGATGCATATATGAATAATGATATGGAGAAGGCTGAAGAAATATCATATGAAAAATTTATTGATTATGCAATACAAGATGTTATATTGTTATATGAATTAGACCAGCGTGTACAACTACATAAAATTGTAATGATGATTGCAGGCTTAACTGGTGTTAATTTAGATGATTCTATGGGTACTGTTAAACCGTGGGCTAATTATATTGCATTTCAGTCTTACTTAAGTAATACTATATTACCAGATGATGAACCACAGGAACAACAAGAGATTAAAGGTGGTTTTGTTGCAGAACCAACTGTAGGTAAATTTAAAGATGTATTTTCAGTGGACTTAAACTCGGCTTATCCTAACCTATCAATGCGCGGTTGCAATATGAGTCCAGAAACTTACATACCAGAACATAAAATACCAAAAGATTTAAAATTATTAAGAGATCAATACTTTAATGATGAAGATGAAATAAGACGTTTAGATGATTATTTAAAAGGTAATTTAGATGAATTTAATAAACTTCTTAAAAAATATAATATGTCTTGTGGTATAAATGGTGCACTGTTTACAAAAGATTTTGTAGGTGTTATTCCTACTCTTGTTGCGGGTTTGTACAGTAAGCGAAAAAATGCGAAAAAAGAAATGCTTACACATGAAAAAAATATGCAATTAATAAAAGATGAATTACATAAACGTGGTATAAAAGTTTAATTTTAGTAATGATATATTATAATAAAATAATAAGGAGGTATAATGGATTACAGTTGTTTATCAGATGATGAACTTATTAAGTTATATCATGAGGAGGCAGCTGAGAAGCAAGAAAAAAATATTTTACAGATGGTACTTAAGATTCTAATTAATAGCCTAGACATATGGGCCCCTTATAAGCAATTATAAGGTAAACAGAGATTAAACTGCTGGAAGTTCCTTATTAAATTTTATACTACAACGTAGTGAGTAATCACAAACGTGAATGTTTGAAAAATAAAGTTTTTGGATAATCAGCATCGAAGCATCCTAACGTTTAGATTTAACAGCGATGTTAATTAAAGGATGAACGTTCAGAGACTATAATATCTCTATCCTGTAAAGGATAATGGTATAGTCCACAAATAAGTGATATGGAGCCCTAGGTAACCGTTATTTCAAGCTTTTCAACGTCGATATTGCAAGAGCAATTACTGGCAATACAAGATTTTATATTGTATTATCTAAACATAGAATACCAGAGTTCTTGAAAAAATTTGGAGAGTCTAATGGAGTTAAAGATAATAATTATTATTGTTATTCAGATACAGATTCGGTTGTTGGTGATACTTTAATACAAACAAGTATAGGTAAAATAAAAATACAAGATTTGTACAACACAGAAGGCGAAGAAACTATGTTAGCTAATAATAGTTATGTTAAAAAACCAAGTAATAATATAACAACCTACTCAGTTAGCAAAGATTTAAAATTAAATAATAACAGTATTAAGTATATAATGAAACATAAAGTTAAAAAAAGAATGTTTAAAATTAAAACACCAGAACAAGAAGTAATTATTACTGAAGATCACTCCGTGATGGTACTAAGAAATAATATTTTAACGGAAATTAAGCCTAAAGATATAGTTAAAGGTGATAGAATAATAAGGCTTATACATGACTGATTTAAAAACTTTAAAGACAATGAAAGGTATGGAAATTTTTAAGAAAACCATACCTAGCTGCACATTAAGCAAATATTTAATTATATTTTGTGAATATAAAGTTCCTTATGTATTACCTAGACTAAAACGACTCTTAAAATTAAATTCAAACGGTCCTAAACATACTGTTACTAAATACAGGTTATTTTTAATGTATGGCAAAGAAGAAGGTTTACGTAGATGGGCTCAGTATTGCACCAAACAAGCAATAACTAACACCAAAGAATACAAGAATATGAGTGATGAAGAATTTAAAAAATACAATGACGCAAGAGCATCGACAAAAGACAATTTTATTGAAAGATACGGCGAAGTAGAGGGAAATAAGAAATGGGAATCATATTGTAACAGACAATCTTATACAAAATCTAAGCAATACTACATAGATAATTTTGGGGAATATGAAGGCGCCAAAAAGTTTTTAGAATTGAATAAATCCAAATCAAACTGTCTAGAAATTTTTATCAAAAGGTATGGAGAAATTGAAGGCAACAGAAAATGGCAAGAATATAACGATAAACGACATATATATGCTTCACCTATATCACAAAAATTATTTAAAAATATAGACGATAAAATTAATATTAAATCATATTTTAGTAGTAAAAATAAAGAATTTTGTAAATATAATAAAGCTTTAAGTAAACCAGTATTTTTTGATTATGTTATACCTGGTTTAAAATTATGCATAGAGTATAACGGAGATATATTTCATGCTAACCCTAAATTATTCAAAGCAGATGATTGTCCTAACCCTTGGTTTAAAAATTTAACAGCAAAAGAAATATGGAAAAATGATTTTCTAAAACAACAAGTTTTAATTCAGGAAGGTTATAGTATAATAACAGTATGGGATAGTGAATACAGGGATGACCCAGAACAAGTAGAAAGAAATATTATAAGTTTGATAAAAAGGAGGCAAAATGAACATAATAAGCACAGATAACTTTGAAATCGAGGATTTAGGAATACAAGAAATAGAAGTATATGATATAGAAGTAGAAAATGATCATAATTTCTTTGGTAATGACATATTAGTGCATAATTCATGTTACTTCACTCTACAGTCTATAAGTCACGTATTATACGACTCTACTGATGATAACAATACAAAAGCTGATAAAATAGATGAATTTATTAAGACTAAGATAGATCCTGTTATTGAAGAAAATAATAAAGAATTTTGTGATTTCGTTAATGCAATGGATTATTCAGTTGTTAAAGCAGAGCGCGAAGTAATTGCAGATAGTGCAGTATTTGTTGCTAAAAAACGATATTTTATGCGAGTATTAGATAACGAAGGTGTAAGATATGAAACACCTAAAATTAAGAGAATGGGAATTGAGATTGTTAGATCTTCTACACCTAGTTTTAGTAAAAAATATTTAGATGATTCTATTAATATAATATTAGATAAGAACAATAAAGATTTGCTTGAATGGGTTAAAGAGACAAAACAATTATTTACAAAACAAAAACTGTCTGAGATTGCTAAAACAAGCTCTGTATCTAATCTTAATTATAGTTTAGATAAAGTACAATATGATCAAAATGGTAGAAAGATTTCTATACCTATTAATTCTAGAGCAGCATTAGTCACAAATAGATATATAGAACAAAATAACTTATCTAATCAATTCCAACCTATCTCACCAAATGATAAGATTAAAATACTCTATATGAAAACACCTAACCCATTAAACTCAAATGTAATGGCTTTTATAGATAATAGGTTTGCAGAGATGTTTAGGGGGTATGTTGATTTTGATGAGAACTGGGATAAGTTCTTTTTAGCAGCTCTTGAGATTATGACAAATCCGCTAAACTATGATTTAGGTAATCAAAAAGAAGAATTAGATATATGGTAATAATCTTTAGTAATCGAATATTTTAATTTATTAGATTATTGAAGGCTTGTAGTATTTAGATTCTATAATTTTTATCAAGGAGTTTTTTGAAGTTTGCTTCATTAAACTCTTTATTATTAAAATACAAACACCAGTAAAATATCCCTAATTCATATAAACCAGATTCTACAACTTTGTCAGGAAATTCTTTAGTTCTTTTAAGAGTTTTTATAATTTTAAAACCTAACCATTTTTTATTATTAGATTTTTTAATACCTAAAAATACTTCCTCACCTGATCTCTGTTTATACAAAGGATAATTTATTAATATTTCTTTTATTATATCGTAGTTAGAAAACAAAATTATTCCTGATATTTTTATAAATTTAAGAGCCTCTTTTGAGGCTCTATTAATTATTTCTTGTGATGTCTAACTTTATTTGGGTTAGCAGCAGCTTTCTTGCGATATTTCTTTTGTTTTGCAAGAATTCTTGATTTATTTTTTCTGTAATATTTAGCAAGCTCTTTAGCTCTTAGACGTCTTTCTGCACGGTTTACTCTCTTAGCCTTATCTAGTTCTCTTTGTTTTGTATCAAAGAACTTAGCCTCGTCCAAGCCTTCACCGTCGTAAAGAATATCAAGCATAAACTCACCGAACTCGTCAACCTCATCATCAGTCATATCGTCCAA